GGCACATACAGCAAGCGACCGCCGATATAACGACCGCGACTACCAGAGATATTATTACCAATCAGATAGAAACCGCAATAAGAGCCATCACTCCATATACCGCCCAATATAGCAACTAAGAAACCGTTGTAGGTGTAATTCTGCCATACATAGTTACCTGTGAATACATCCGATCCACTAGCCTCTGTAGGGATAAGTAACTCTGGATGCTCTGGATCAATACCAAAGGCACTTTGATAACCGTTACTATGGCTCCAGTGATAGCCTAAGCTCTTGTATCCTGTGGTAGTATCATCTGCTACTGTAGCTCCGATCTCATGCACAAATACCTCATTCTGTCCTTTAGCTAAGATATTTACCTTATCCAGCCAAGTCCAGATATTGCCCCAGAGGTTTTCCTCTCCTCTGTAAGATACTGAGCACTTACCATCTACGCCACCGTTAGGATCAATACCAGATCCATTACCTAATCCAGAGGTAGCACCTGTTACTACAGCCATATTAGTTTTACCATCATCGGTAAAATCACAAACGCCTCTACCTACTTTACGCTGAGCATCTAAACTAGCATACTCAATCATAAGGAGCCACTCTGTAACCGCCATAGCAAAAATACTATGACTTTCCCAGCCTGCACCTCTGTTAGCACAGAGCTTTCTTACGTTTGCTCTAGTGAGGTTCTGTGTAAGTCCACTGGCTGGCTTAGCACCTGCGATAGATGAGAGCATATCTGTAGCAAAATCCGCTACCTGCTCATCCGCTGTAAGATACTTTTTAGCATCTGTATCATAAATACAGCCCTCAAACGCTGAGAGATAGATCTTATCCTGTACGATACCGTGATTATCGTAAAAGGCTCTAGGAGCTGTAAATCCTGTCTTAGGCGTAGGGCTGATATAAAATCTACCCTTAGTGTATTGCTTACCCTTACCGCTGGTAGCGTTCTTAGAGCTTACAGGTACAGCCTTAACATAAAATACAGGCTGTTCTACCATTACCTGTACTTTAGTACCACTAGCATAGGTTTTTTCCGCTCCGTCTACTGTCTTTTTAAGCTCTACAGTAGTAGCTCCTGCCTCTGTATATCCTGTTTCTCCTCTGTATGCAAGTACTGTACCATCATCAGCTAAGATACATCTCTTTCTACCGCCCCACGGATTGAGCTTATCAAAATCAGCTCCAGCGGTAAGATTTTCTGCTCCTGCAATTCTGGTAAACCGCCTATTAGGAAAATCAATCTCCACACCGTATACATCGGAGCTCTCATAGCCTACAAAGCTCTTAACATCGTCAATCTGCTCCTGTAAATTAACGATCTGGGCTACTGTGGCTCCAGCGGTAGGATCTACGTTTACCTTTACGCTAGAGGCATTAGATACCGCTGTTACAAGATCCACCATAAGGGAGCTTACACCAATACCATTAAATGGAGGCATATAATCCGCTGTAGCGGTACTCTCATCTGCTACTGAGATACTGTAGAGGATCTCTCCAGCCTGTGGATCATTTGCATAAAGTCCTAAGTTTCTTACATAATAACCCTGCCCTAAGGTCTGATTAGAGAAACTAGCGGATACTGTAACATTAGATCCATTCTTTCTCACTACAGAGGCTACCTTTTCCTCCTGTTTGATAGTACCGATACCTGTCATACTTGCCAGATCCCCAGATAACTTAGTATCGGATACCTTGATCTTAGTAAACTCCAGCTTAGTAGTACCTGCTACCACTTTTGCTAAGAGTTCCTGTCCTTTTTTTGTGATTACTGCACTCTTAAAAGCACCCATTTTATCACACTCCTTTTCTTTAATTTATTGTAATAACTGTAGCTGTGTTTACAGGGCTTGCTACAGTAGTATTACCGCTGTTAGTTGCTTTGCTGTTAATATCGTGGGTAATGATTTTTGTAAACGCCATTCCAACGCCTACTCCCTCATAATGAGGGCTTTCTACCTCATCCTTTACAGCTATATCCATTGTGATAGCTCCAGAGGAGCCTCCTGTAGATAATGCCTGTGCTACATTGAGATCTGAGCTCTGATTTACAGTACTCTTTATATCGTGAGTGATAATGTGAGTACCAGCTCTGCCTAAGCCTACACCGTAGTACATAGGGCTCTCTGTAGCTACCTTAGAGTTAATATCATTTGTGATCTGATACCTCATAGCCACACAGGATACTACCGCCACACTAAAAGGAGTTGTATTTCCCTCCTCCAGAGTGTTTTTAAGATCCAGTACCAGATTACAGGGGATCATATCCTGCAAAATAGAGGAGATCGTATCAAACGCCCCCTCTATCCCTAAATGAGTTATAATCTCTAAAAAATAATTTTTATAATCTGGATTTACGCTAAAGTTATCATCTCCACAGATACTAATAAGCCTGTTATAAAGCTCTTTCTCCGTATAAGGTACCTTATCGTTCCACTTAACCAGCACATTAAAACGTCTTGTTTCTAGGCTGGCTCCTGCCTCTGGGTAAATACCCATCATATCCTCAAAACGCTTAATACCGTACTCATCCGCTGTTTCTATAAACATATTGTTAAGAGTACGCTCAATCTGTTCTAGGATATATTTAAGCTCTGGCGTTTCCGCCTTTGCTATCTCCTTAAACTCCTTAAGCTGGCGGAGTACAGGCATCCAATAGCCTAATAGATCAATCTCTCTAGCCAATAGAAACACCTCCTAACAGAGGTATCTCTTCCTGTGCTAAGGCTAAGTTACTGGCTACATCGTTTAGCTTTGTATCCGCCACATCTAAGATCCCATCCAGATTAAGGAGCCTGTTTTCTATCTGGGAGATACGCACTACTAAGTTACCTTTCTCCCAGTTCTTACGCATTTCTAAGAAATACGCCTCCAGAGTTTCCTCCGCCTTAGGCTTTACTTGTGACCACTGGTATCCATCGTTTAGAGTTATTCTGGATTTTATGCTCACTGTTTTACCCACAGCGGATACTACTGTTACGGTATGCCCTATAGGAGCTATGCCACTACCTGTACCCTGTGGATCTGGATCTATAGCCTCCTGCACCGCTTTTACCAGCGTGCTAGATGCTACCCCAAAATCACTGTTGATAATGATTAACTTAACAGTGCCTCCCCCATTCCATACAGGGATAACCACTGTACCGCCTACACCATCCAGAGCATCGGTTTTCTCTACATAATCCTGCTTATTACCGCCAAAAGGGTTACTATCAAAGGAGTTAAGGTATCGTGTCCTTAGAGCCTCTGTATCCTCCTCATCCTCCGCTGGGATAAGGAGCTCTGTAAGCTCTCCAGTAAGATCCTTATCAATGTACTCAATGGAGCTAAGCTCTCCAAAAAACTTGTTACCATTAGTACCCTCTGTTTCACACTCCATCTGGTAATAAAAATAGCCATCAGCACTCTCCATAAATGCTGTGGCTACATAGTTAAGCTCATTCAGATTAAATCTGGATCCTATAGGGATCTCCATATTAAATTTACCCTTTAGAGTAGCCTTAGTAGCCTCATAAGGGATAATACCCCTCTCTTTACATCGGAGGATTAGAAACTCTCTTACTGCGGTATCTGCATACCCATTATTTACGATATTACCTAGCTGGATATATACATCTGCGTGCTCTGCGGATACAGGGGCTATAGCGTTCATAATAACGGAGCCCTCACGCTTATCTACATCACTTGCTACCCTTGCTAGGGATCTATCTAATATATTTTCGTATGTCTGATCCTCATACATCCATTTCCACCTCCTTACTACCTACATCTGTTACCAGAGTAAATTTTATATGGAGTACATCTTTAATCTGGGATACCTCCAGATCTTGTACTCCTGTTATATGCTCATTCTCAAATAAGCACTCCTCCATATACCGCCTTACCTCACTGTTAAGGTATTCCTCACTGTAGCTATATCCGATGAGATCATAAACCTCATCCCCATAACCCCAGCTATAAATAATCCAGCGGTATCTCTTAGCCTTAAGAGCTAAGTAAGCCCACACACAAAGAGCATCTACACCAGTTACTATCCTCCCTGTGAGTGTGCCTTTTTCAAAGTCGATCTCATACTCACGGATAGAGGAGGCTGTTACCTCTTGATCCACTAGAGTAAGATCCTCTGTAGTTGCAAAAGGAAATAAACTCATTTACGCCTCCACCACCCTTGCTATGATTACATACTTGTTATTATCGTTAAGTTTCTGTACCAGCACCATATCCCCAGCTTTAAGCCCATCGGTATAGGTTATCTGGCTCTGTTTCCATACCCTAGTATCTGGATCTGGGTTATCCTTACTGGCAAAACCGTTACTCTGTGTAGTATCCACAGATACTCCAGCTACATAAGGTACTTTTATCTGTCTGGTATACCCTGCTACTAAGTAATCTGCTATATACAGATCCTCAACATTGAGTACCAGATCATCTATCTTTACGCTGTTAGAGCTTTGCATTACTCCTATCTGGGCTAAGGTAGGATTATCTTTAGCTCCCTGTGATCTCATCATCTCTAGCACTTCTGCATATTGATGATCGTTTTTCATGTTATCTCCAGTACCAGCCATGCTATCCCTCCTTAGTATCCATCATCTGTTTTAAAGTTACGGTTAAGCTCATGGTAGCTACTCCATTCTGCCATGTATGAGTATCTGCATCTATCCACACTACACCGCTGAGCCCTGTAGAGCTATCTCTTACTACCGCCCCTGCTCCTGTTACTGCCTCATTGAGGTTTACACATTCCAAAGTAAAGGTTTTCTCAACCGTCTTAAACATACTCTTAGCTGTGGTAGTAGCATCCTTGCCCTCCTCTTTAGTGTAGGTCTGTTGGAATATACCGTACTTTTTCACATCTGCATCATTTTGTACTACTCCCTGTGGCTTGCCCTCTCCGTCATAAATACGAACCTTATTAACCATGTTAGTAATGCTCTCTTTATAGTTGGAGCTGGTAATATTGCTATCCTCTGTGATCTCAATACTGCATACCACCTTACCCATTTCCTCTACATTGAGGTAGCCTTTTTTAGCTACCACCCTGTAGCTTACTCCGTTCTGTTGGTATGCCTGTGTATAGGCTCTCATAATAATCTCATAGATAGATACATTCTGTACTATGAGTTTCTGTGTTAGTCCTGTCTGAGCTAAGGAGCCTACAGGGATCTCCATATCATCACATACCATCTGAGTTATCGCCTCCGCTGTCTTAGAGCTAAAATTATAAGTGGCGTTACTCTTGATGGTATAGAAAAGAAGATCATAACAGGTATAAGTAACTGTACCTGTGGTACTGCTTGCCTCCCTCTCTACTACAAAGCCTCTAAAGAGCTCTGTTTTTCCATCATCCTCAAATAGGTAAACAGGATCCGCTAAGTTGATGGTAAGAGGAGTAATATTTTTATCTAGGGGAGCATTGACTATATGGAGCTCCAGCTTTCTAGCTACCTCCGATCTGCTACCTCCCCAGCTCATAGAGGAAACATACTCTGTAATGTCTGTATCCTTATGCACTACTATCACTCTTACCACCTCCTAAGGGATCGTCAATACTTGATTAGGATAGATAAGATTAGGATTTTTTATCTTATCTCTGTTAGCATTGTAGATCTTAGTGTACTGAGCTCCGTTACCGTAAAACTGTTTAGCTATTTTCCAGAGGCAATCCCCACTTTTTACCGTGTATGTTCTGGCTGTACTAGCCTGTGGCTTTGTAGCCCTTACTGTAGGCTTTACAGTAGCTATAGTAACGGTAGCTTTTTTTGTCTTTATCTTTTTGTACTCCTTTAGATTAAAGGTATAATAAATATCTCCTGTAGCATCCTGCTCTCCCCACACAAAGCTCTCCACTGTAGCCTCCATGTTAAGAGTGCCTGTAATGATAACCCTAATAGGAGTACCAGACTTTCTCCAGCTCTCGATCTTCTCTACATAAGTTAGAGGCTGTTTACGCCCTGCATTATTACTAAAGTTATAATCTTTTGCTGGAAAAAAAGACTTAAGAGAAATTTCTCTTAAGCCTGTATTTCCGATAAGGTTTACATCTCCCACCTGTATTACATTGACAACCGTATTTTTATGAGCTACGGACACCGTGTAATCAGAGGGCTTAACTGGGAGTTGAAACTTATCGCTATTCTGTTGTAACCAAAATTCCATTAAGTATCCTCCTCCCTGTTAAGTCATATTAGGTAACAACTTTTTGAATTTTGCCACCATATCAGATACCACCTTATCGGTATCTGCCTCTTTCTCAATGATTACCGTATCCGCCAATTTTTCAATCGTTACGGATCCGATACCACCGCTCTTAGGTAAATCGCTATCCTGTGGATTTCCTGTACCTCCTGTACCGCCTTTATCATCCTGTGGATCTGGATCTCTATCTATAGGCTTAACATCGCTGAGCTGTACGCCCCTTGTGCTCATCGCCCTATCATATTGATCCGCTTGATTTCTTGTTAAGACTTTCTCGCCTTGATGGAGGATAGCTGGGTAGTTATCATATGGTACTCTATCTTTACCATAGGCAAAACCTAAAGCACTCTTAACCTTGCCTCCGATACCTCCTACAAAGTCCTTAGCCTTTGAGATTGCACCACCGATCTTATCTACAAAACCGCTGATAGCATCTATCGCTCCGCTTATCACACTCGTTACGGTTCCGATCGCTGTTGATACCGCATCGGAGATACCACCGAAAATAGTGGATACCGCATCGAATAAGCCTTGAAATACGCTCTTAATGGTTTCTACGATAGTTGTAATCGTGGAGCTTGCACTGTCGAAAAATCCACAGATACTCTCCCAAATTTGCTGTATATATGGGGCTAAAAAGTTGAACACAGTTTCGATACCAGTAAGGAGCCTATCGACCACTGTTAAAATCAAATCGACCACAGCCGAAATTACAGGGGCTAGAGCCTGCCAGACTGTAGAAACCACTGTAACCACCGTTGATACAATAGTCTGGAATAATCCCATGTGATTACCGATCACAGTAAGTACTTGCTGGATCACATTTCCCACAAAAGTAAAAATAGAGCTCAATGTAGGCATAATAGCTACAATCGCATTTACCACTACTGTAATGATCTGTTGGATCACTGGCATAGCTGTTACGATGATATTAGTAATAGTCTGGATCACCGGCACAATATAAGGGATGATCTGAGATACACCGCTCATAATCGTACTAATTACCTGCCCTACTACAGGGGCTATCTGTTGTACCGCTGAGATAATCGGAGGGATGATAGGTAAGATCGTATTGATCGCCTGTACTATTCCATCCTTAAGCCCAGAGAACATACTAGAAATACCGCCACCGTCTACCTTTACATTAAAAAGCTGATCGAAAATAGCTTGTAATGCTCCAGTATCAATACCGATATTACCCAGCCCTGTAAAGATTGCATCCTTGATAGATGTAAGGAGTGGTAATACATTCTCCTTAATCTGAGGAGCTACCTTTTCTACCGCTGTTCCTATTGCTGTAGGCAAGTTGCTAAAAATCGTCTGGAGCATCGGTATAAAGTTACCGAAAAAGAAAGTACTTGCACTCTCTACCAGCTCTCCCATACTTCTAGCTACTGCCTCTCCATCCCCTACAGATAAATTACCTAAGAGGTTAGTAACGGAGGCTTTCATCATCGCAAAAGATCCGCTAAAGGTCTGCTCTGCCTCTCTTGCTGTGGTTCCTGTGATATTTAATTTATCCTGTATTACTCCGATAGCTGTATATACATCCGCTAAGTTGTTTAGATCGTACTTAGTACCAGTGATAGCCTGTGCATCCTTAAGGAGCCTCTCCATCTCCTCCTTAGTACCACCATAACCCAGCTTAAGGTTATCTAGCATCGTGTAATTTTGCTTTGCAAAGCCTTGATAAGCGTTCTGAATGGATCCCATATCAGTACCCATCTTGTTAGCGTTATCCGCCATATCTACCATAGCTTTGTTAGCAATCTCAGCGGATTTATTTGTATCTCCTGCACACGCACTCAAAAGAGAGGCACTAAATGAGGTAACATTTTCCATATACTCATTAGCGGATAAGCCTGTAGTTTTATACGCTTGATTAGCGTACTGTAACATCTTATCTACCGCTGAGGTATCTGTGCTACCATCGCTATTAGTCTTTGTGTACAGCGTTTTAATACCGCCTATACTTTGCTGTAGTTTAGCTCCCTCTCCTAAAGATTTACCCATAAGAGCTGTAGCTCCTGCTCCTGCAATTCCTACAGCGATTGTTACGCCTTTTGCAAGGCTCTTAAGTGTACTACCGATCTTACCCAGTACAGCACTAGCTCCATCCTTTACCGCTACCATAGCCTTTACAGACATATTACCGATGGATTTTAAGCTACTGCCTATACCGTGGAGGATCTTACTAGCACCGTCTTTTACTGCTATCAAAGGCTTAGCTACTACCTTACCTACGGATTTCAGTACACCGCCTACCTTACCCAGAGGAGCACTTGCTTTATCCCTCAGAGTAACAAAAGGCTTAGCTACTGTTTTCCCTACGGATTTTAGGGAGTTCCTAACCTTTGTGATCCCTCTAGTGGCTCCATCCTTAATAGAGATAAAAGGCTTAGCCACCAGCTTTCCTACTGTTCGTACACCTACCCTTATTTTATTTAATCCAGATGTAGCTCTATCATGGATCCCTACCGCTACAGAGGTAACTCTATCTCGTAGCCCACCTAAGGTATTTTTGATTTTAGCTAAGCCCTGTGAGGCTAGATCTCTGATCTTTACGATAGGAGTAAAAGTAGTGGCTATCTCCTTAAGCCTCTGCTTAATCTTTCCTACTGTACTAACCGTGAGATCCTTTAGCTTAATCACTGGAGAGAATACCTTTTTAGTAAGATCCTTGATCCTCTGGGTTATTCTCTCTACCTTTTCTGTGGCTTGATCGTTTACCTCCACTCTGGTTAATGCTCTTACATTACCCAGCCTGTGTACTCTACTCTCTACCTCACTGATAGTAGGAGAGGCATTATCCTCTACCTCCACCTCTGGAGTAGCTGTGGTAGTATTGACGGTATCTAAGGTATCCTGTATAGCACCAATAACCCCAGAGGCGTTATCCTGTAAGGATACCTCTGGGGATACTGTTGTATTGCCTACATTCTCTACAGTCTGTCTAACGCTCTCTACAACTCCAGAGGCGTTATCCGTAGCATTGATAGTAGCATTAACCCTTGTACGCCCCATCTGTTGCATACTCGCATTAGTTTTATCTACCTGCTCCGAAAATTCACGCTGTAAACCTAGATTTTTCTTAAGGGTAGCATACATATTATCTTTTAAGTAAAGTTTTGCACCAAACTCTACCGCCATATATGCCACCTCCTCTATGTGAGTAGATTGATATTGTACATAACACTCTTACTCTTATCTGCCCTCTCCAGCTCTTTGTTATTATCCTCTATCTCCTGCTCATAAAAAGCCTGTAATACTAAGAGCTCTCCTCTAGGCAATTTGTAAAATACAGATGGGAGTACTCTACCGTGTTTCCAGTAGTAGTACATCATCTGGGTAAGCCCATCTGTACTTATGAGTTTTTTACTTCTTTAACCGCATTATCTCCGAAACCTGCCAGCTCAGAGATCTCTCCGTAAATCTTAGCGATCTCTCCAGAAAGTAAGATCGCTCTTACCAGATCCTTAGGAGTAGATACCTTAAACTTACTCATAAGCTCCTTATTCTTGAACATTAGAGCACCTGTAGCATCTACTACGCCCTCGATTACTGTAAAGAGCTGGAGCTGGGTAATATCAATATCTGCATCCTTGCCCTTTACATCAATGCTCATATCCTGTATCTCCTCAAACTTAGCTGGAGTAATCGCCTTAATAGTGAGGATAAACGGAGCACCGTATACCTGTGATAATCTGGTAATTTCTACTTCCTTAGTAGGGAGCTTAATCTCTCCTACATCGGATCCTAAGAGGAGATCTAAGATATTAACCGCCTCTTTCTTTTCTGTTTCCTCTGCCTGTACTGCCTCTGCATTTACATTCTTTGTAGCCATGTTATAGCCCTCCTTAATTTTTCATATAATAAAAATAAGGGGAGGTTTTACCCTCCCCAAACTGCACTCTTATAACTCTTACTGAGGAGTAATCTGATCTAAGTACTCGTACCCTGTAAAGGTAAACGGAGCCTCTGTTTCAAGAGGTTTCTGAGCCTCCCAATCAAAGAGAGTAAGATCATCCATCTGTACTCCTGTGATAGATACACGCTCTGCACCGTAAGCATCTGGATCCGCTAACTTACTGATAAGCGTAAAGCGTACATCCTGCTTATTTCTAACCATGTTAGCTACCTTAATAGCCATTCTGGAATTTACCTTGTGCATAGTAAGAGATCCTGTACCCTTACATCCGACAACCTTGTTATCAGTGAAGAAAGTACCGCACTGTTTAATCTCCTCTTTTGTAAACTCTACCTTTGCCTGTGCCTTATAGCACTCTCCTACATAATCTCCGTCTAACCAGAGCTCTCCAAAGGTACCGTTACAAATTCGCTTTGTTTCTACTGCCATCTGTAATTACCTCCTTAATCCTTATTGATGAAAATATCTACATCCTCGATAGCATCTAAGATAGAGATAGTACCCTTAAGGAATACATGAGAGCCTGTATTAGCCTCCTTAATAGCCTGCTCATCCATCTCAGAGGTATCTACTCCGATACTCTCTAAGTACTGTTTCTGCTTAGCTACATTGATCTCCATAATAGAGCTGTCTGCCTTAAGCCAGCCCTTACCGCCCTCTGTAGCCTCCAGCCCTCTAAGGTAGCCCTTGATAGCTGTAATGAGTAAGCACTTGTTATCATAAGAGTTACTGTAGTTACCGATGTAGCTCTTGTTAATAGTGCTGTAAATATCTCCCTCAATCTGATCCTGTATAGCATTGATCTTGATTTTCTGGAGATCCGCTGTTTCTACCTCTGTAACTGTAGTGAGAGAGTTTACACCTCTTGCAATTACAACACGCTCTCCATCGTTATAGAGAGTGAGCTTACCAGCATCAATAGCGGTATCTACTTCCTCATCACTATCTACCAGAGGGATAGCTGTTACCTCAGTAAGAGGCTTATAGGTAGCGGATACTCTGAGATCTAAGCCAGCTAACAAGCCAGCAATTCTACTACAGTACTCCGCCTCTGTGTACTGCTTTTCTCCTACCTCGATCTTATCTGTAGCGGAGCTGTTTACTACCTCAAAGTTAATAACGCCCCTGCTATCTCCAGCGGTCTTAGGGAGTACTGCTACAGGTCTGCGTACAGAGTTCTTTCTGATACCCTTAACCCATGTAGCCAGCTTAGTAGCCTCCTCTGTGGTAAGATCTGGAGCTCCTACAATGTAATTTACTTTCTGTGTAGCAAAATACTTTGTAGCCTCATCGTAACTCTCCGCTGTTTTATCCATCGTGTAGATAATTACCTTAGATGGAGAGCCGATAAACGCCCTCTCAATATAAGCGGTATTCTCTGCACTAAAAGCACTATCTCCAGTAGGGATCTCATCCACACTACGGAGCACCATAGCCCCCTTATTTTTGGCATCCTTAAGCATGATACCTACAATGCCTGTAGATCCGTTCTGGATGGCTGTTACCGCCTTTTTGGAAAACTCAATAATAATATCTGGTAATCCCATTGTGTATTAACCTCCTATCCGTTTGTTACTGTCTTTGTTTCAATATCCACATCTCCGATAAGCTCATAGTTATCCTCTACAGGTACATCCTCTGTAAAATTGAGAGTGATCTTTACATATAAAGCCCCCTCACTAACCCTCACATCATCAGAGTAGTTTTCTATCTTTGCATATCTGGGTTTTTCCTTTACTCCAGCTAAAGGGATTACAGGTACAACCCTCTTAAGGAGGAAAAGCCTTTTAAGCTCCTCCTTTACCTCATAGAGCTTTTCCGCTACCACTTGATTAGCCTCGTTTCTTTTCGCAAAGTAAACGATCTGGAAAATCGGATCATCCTCATATACATTGATATTTTTTAACTCGCTACTGCCTGTAGCCAGCGTTACATAAAAGCTATTACGCTCAAAATTGTTAGGAACCTCCTCTATATGCACTGGCACCCCAGAATAAGCGGAGGCAATAACCCTACACACGCTGTTAAGCAATCTCATAAGCTACCTCCCTCTATCTCTCTGCCTATTTGCTGTAAAAAGCTCTCTACCAGCCTGTTAAGTCTGGGCTTAGCATCCTGCATACCTTTTTCCATAAAAAAAGAGCCATTTACATAGCTCTCTTTTAACATGATCCCTTTTTGGTTCCTGTTCTTAAGGTATTTAGCTTTTCCGCCTACACTCAGCTTATCCGCTGGTAAAAATCTCTTATGCTGTACATGACCATCATTTACATACAGAGCATACTCTACATTAGTTCCCACCTCTACAAAATCGTGAGGTATCCCCTCTCCGAAAATGGTAATACTATCTACTAACCGTGAGGTATCTACTGGCACATGAGGTATAACCTCTCCATGATAGATATTAGCCATCCTCTGGAGGAGGATCTTTTTCTTATCCGCCCATTTATCCACAAACTTACTAAAGTTCTCTACAAAATCATCCCAGCCCTCGATAGTAAAGCCCTCCACTATACCTCCTCCTCACTGAGGAGCGATACAATGAGCTGAGTACGCTTTTTATAAGGCTTATCTGCAATAGCCTTAAACTCCGTACTCATAATAGGCTTACCGTACTCATCCAGCTCATAGATATATAAAATATCTCCCCTTTTGATAGGAGCCTCTGGATCCGTGTAGAGTGTAAGATCTGTGGTATTCTTTTTTTGTGGCTGGAGCTGTGCTGTGGTAGTACTATCCTCTGCGGTATGGCACTCATAAGTACCAACCTCTACAAGAGTTTTATTAGGGCGGTTAAACTCTCCTAAAGTTGAGGAGTATCTTTTTACTACCACTTGCTTATCATAGAGAAATTGCATACCTTAGCCCTCCTTATATCCGCCTACTGGATCATCCAGCGTATAGGATCTAGGGAATAGCTGGCGGTATGGATACAGCTTTTTTTCTACTGATACAGGTAATGGATCATCAAAGGTTACACTCTCATCCGCTAAGGTATAAGAGCTCTCTCCCTCCGCTCCCAGCTTTCTAAAACGCTGGATAGCTAAATCCTCCTGCACATTCTTAAGCTGTTTAGGGAATACATCCGTATATCCTGTAATAATGCCCTCATCGTTAGTAAGAGCCTCTATAAAGGTATCTCTGCAAAATGCCTCTATATCCTCTCTTGCTTTCTCTAAGAGCACTTGCAATAGCCCCAGTTTTTTTGTGTTATCCTCCGATATTCCACAGAGGATCCTACAACGCTCTAAGCTATCCATAGGAGATCCCTCCTTATTCCTCTACAAGCTCTACGCCCTCTAATCCAGCCAAATACTTAGCTACTGCTAAATTGTCTGTACTAGCCTTACCATTACTGAAATACACGCCTACAGCGGATACAGTTAAGTAAGGATTTTCAGAGGTAAAGTGATACACCTTTTTAGGCTTATCCTCTTTCTTTTCCTCCTGCTCTGG